AAATATCTGCCTTATCTTTACGTACACTATTGTGAGTATAGATACCTGGGGTTCCCTTAAATGCCTCTTTATCAATGGCAAATATCTCTGACCGGTAAGCCTTGGGAATGTCATAGGTCTCACACAGGTACTCCACCAATTGTCGAGTGCTTTCAATCTGCTCATCCGTATATTTGTACCAATACTTGTTACCCTTGTATGGTGTATCTAATGTGGTTACCATTGACGGGTCCACCACTCCCTTGACATAATTGTAGAATTTACCATCCTTGAGCTTCAATGGGCCCCAATTGCATATCTCAATACCTACACTAAGCTTGTTTAGGTTTTGGTATTTGAGTCCATGAGCTGAGAAGTCTTGTGAGTCAATGCCTAAATGGTAGGCCCAATGCTTTGAGCTGAAGCACTGAACAATAGATCCTTTCTCACCCACTACAAATGCGGTTGCAATCCTATCTCCGTTGCTATTCCACCACCTAGATACTGCTACAGGGTTTCCGTTGCCTGCTGTGTGATGTAAATAGATTTGTTTCTTAGGAGACTCTTCCTCAAAGTATTGCCCCTTAGATAGGCGTTCCTGAAATATCTTGGTCGTGTCTAATTTCATCTACCTCTTTTTTAATATCCTTAGCCCTTGCAAATAGGTTCTTCATTGCCTGCCATAGGTCAAGGCCTTTCACTGCTTTGTAGTTCTCGTTTATGCTCATCACCTCAATTGATACCAGGATAAGTGCAAGTATCTTAGTGAGCATGAGCTCCACTGAAAAGAACTGCAGTATGATGTTATTAAGTATGAATTTATCAATCATGTAGAACAAAATAACAGTTACCTCATACAGCAACATCTTGCTAATGATTGCACTCAACCCTCTGCTTGTGATTGGCACCTTGTGCTTAATGCTCTTCCATACTCCTGTTATCGTATCCAATGCAATCACAAACCCCACAAGGAACAATAGCCCTGATATTGGCATTAGAAATGTAGAGATAACAGCTAACAACTTAAACCAATTGACCTGCATGGTAGCAAGTAGTATAGAGAGCTGTGTCTTCATTATAAGATAAGGATGCTGTTATTGTATCCGTTCTCAAGGAAGTTGCCACACATACCTGTACAGGTAGTTTGATATTGATTGATGCATGAGCAGTGATTGAACATAGGCCGTAGGTCAGTGTCCATGTTAGTGGTACTGATAAAGATAGGGAACAGGTTGCGGTTAGCTAGGAGCCATCTAATAAGACGTTGCTCAAAGAATGAAGCTTTCTGTGCATAGTGCTCCATGCCAAATGCTACCTCTGAACGAGATACGCTTGCAGAATAATCTCCGTTTTGAGTCTGAAGTCCTTTGTTTTTTAGCTGATACGTCAACCCAAATACAGCATCTTCTGCACTCCTCCATGCAATGACAGGCTGAATGAACTCAACTAGATCTATTTCATCTGGTGTAAGCGTTTGATTGTTGTAAGCTGTCAACATGTGATTGTAGAACGTGGTGCCCAGGATAGGCTGTATCCTTAGTGCTGATTGTGTAGCTATGTATGGGGTTACATCAGTCACATCCACATTGGCTGTAATGGGTGTGTTTGTTTTTAGGTAGGTTTCGGTAATGAAATACAACATTATACAACAGGTGTTTGTGCTGCTGCATTGGCAGCCGCTTGTGTAACATCTCCACCCTCTACAGGAGCAAGTGAAGCAAGTGCTCTAATCTCGTTTATGGTCATGGTCTCAAGTACTTTGGTAGCTACCAATGGACTCAATGTGTTCAATGCATCATTAGTCTTAGAGCTCTCACCCTCAAGCTCCACAATGGTCTCGTTAATGATCTGAAAGTTATTGATTGTAAACTCCGCAGGGATGCGGGCAATAGTCAAGAGCTCTTGAAAGATAGTTGTGACTTGTTGACGTAGCTCCATCACTACATTCTTTTCAAAGATAACATAAGCCTGCTTGATATCGGACCCATTGCCTAGTGCTCCTGTGGTACGGATACCCATGAGGATAGGGTCAATGGTATGGCTAAAACATATCTGCTCAGTATTCAATGCAGATGCCTCATGGAATAGCTTGTCATTGGCATTAGTTGGTAGGCTTTCAATCTTTGGAAGTTGGTCCGCTGAGTTAGCAAAGAATGCCACAGCTTTACCTGCATTGGCTGCCCCCTTGAGGCGGTCAATAGTTTCCTTAATCATGTGTTTTTCCTCCTCAGACTGTGGTCTTTTAGGGAACATCATAGCAAAGGATGGGAACACACTATTTTGAATGTTACTTTTTGCAAAGTACGACAGTTCGCCCGAGAGAAACGCAAAATTAAGTGCCGATGTATAGGTAGGTAGTGGATAGTAGTCCTGCCCAACTGACTTAACCTCGTAGCAATATAGCTGAATTTCATCCGTACAGGTGATGTGATAAGGCTTAATAACCTCCGTATCTATCCTGGTGCTCCAATCATCAGACAAATAGTAGTATCTTTTGCATGGTGATACCCTTACTTTCTCAGGTGATACGTTCTCAATCTTAATGAGCTTTCTTTTTTCACCAAAATACAGCTTGAAATATACTCTATTGTGGATGATTAACTGCTTTGTAACAGCCTTAACAGTGTGTTTTAAGTTAGCTTTCTTTTCAAAGCTATACATCTCTAGTTTTTCCTGTGGTGTAAGCTTGTCAGTGGTAAGGTTAAACCCTCCACCAATCACAGCGTTGGTCTTAAAGTCCACAATGGCTCCGTGTAGGGGTGAGCTGTAGTACATTTGATTGAGCATTTCAGGATAAAGGTTGCCCTCCCCAAATCTCACCCATGACTCCTGAACGTATCTACCATTGATGTATGGAAGTGTCAAGTTACCTCTCCCTACCGGTAGGAATGGGGTGCTAAATGATTGATAGCCCTCCACCATTTCGGGGCCTTTTGGTTTGCTGTTAAATAGTCTTTCGTACCAAGCCATAGTTAGTCATATATTGATGTACCTGCAGGACCACTTACAACCATTCTACCCTCTTCAATAACTACTCCTGTAGTTTGTGCTATTGTCAAAGGCAAAACAAATGCAGTTGAGCTCTCATATACCTGGTATGTGTACTGACCCTTTAAGAGTGCAATATCTGTAGGCTCATCTAGAGTAAAGAGATTGTATCTATCAGGGTAAGCACTTGTATCAGCAGATGTGAAGAGCTGTGGTGTGCTAGTGGTATTCATTTCATTGGTGAACACAAATAAGTAGTGTGGTGTAGTAACCGTAGTGACCTCTGAGAGGGTCAGTACAAACTGATTAATAACACCTTGATCTAAGTATATCACACCTATATTAAATTAGACTTGTCAAATGTTCATAAAAAAAGCCCCACCATAGTGGCAGGGCTCTAAGATATAGAGAGGCAGGATATTATACGATAATACCAATTGCAGCAAGTGCAGTAGGGTCAACCTCGTATGCTAGGTACTCATTCTCAGCTACCAAAGTAACAGAGTATTTAGAACCATCAGCACGAGCTGTTCCTGAACCCTCACCTGTAGCAGATACCTGTAAGTATGGGAAGTACCAAAACTTACCATTAGCATCCAATACTACTGCAGCTAGGTATTGCTGTCCTGAACCTAAGATTTTAATAGCACGAGACTTGTCAGCCTCTCTGCGGTGGAACATTAGGTTAATAGTTTGAGTCACAAAAGAGCTACCATTGACCAAGTCAATAGTGCTATCCTCAGTGAAGTTAGAAGTGTTGCGTTTAATGTAGTAGTTTTCAAACAATACAGGAGTAGTCTGAAGAGTGATAGCTGTGATAGTCCAACCTGTACCCGCTGATGGGTCCGCTGGAGTGATAGAAGCTATCTCATCTTGTTGGTTAATCCAAATACCGTATATACCACCACTGTTATTGTCGCATGATTTTAAGATGGCTTCAAGAGCTTGACAAGACATAGGTTAAAAGTATTAAAGAGCCCCCTTGGTAGAGGGCTCGTGATTAATTATTAAGAATAGAATACGATCTCTCCCGGGTTAACAAAGTTGAAACCAACTTTCATGTTAGCACGAGTACGGATGTAAGGCTCAGCCACAGTATCAGCTAAGTTAACAGCACGTAGGTCAGAAGAGTCACCCTCAGCATCAAATGCATAGATAAGGTTATCTTTCAAAGTCCATACAAAAGTGTTGTTAGACATACCTGGACAAACTACGATTTTGATA